GTTATGAAGATGAGTATTGGATTGACGATGACCCATACGCAGATATGTATTTTACTGATGCTGAATGGTATGAAATTGACCTACAAGAATTTGGACAAACACAGGTAGATGAATGGTATGGAACAGATGTAGCTTTTGATAATGAAGGCTGGATAGAGTGGGATAGTTCTTCATTGGAAACATGGGAAGAATTAGAGGCACAAATGGATATTTATGATGAATTTGTAGAAACTTATGAATATATAGAAGAAGTTTATTTAGTTTCTTATGATGAATTTGAGCCAAATCCACTGCCTTTTGATACCAGTGAAGAATTAATTGAGGAGTTTGTCTTTCACGAAACTGTTTTAGTAGAAGATTATGAGGACTTAGAAACTTACATAGAGTTTGAAACTGTGGAAGAACTGGATGAGTGGTACGAAGAAGAACTCGCACAATTAGAAGAAGAAGAAATCTTTGAAGAAGAATTAGTAGCCGAAATTGAAGAAATACTAGAAGAACCTGAAGAAGAATTTATAGAGGAAGTTTTTGAAGAAGAAGTAGTAGAAGAAATCTTTGAAGAAATAGAGGAAGAACGATTAGCAGAAGCAGAAGAAGAAGTCTTAGAAGAAAGACTAGCTGAAGAAGAAGAAAAGAAAGGAGGAATAACGGCTGCTCAATTAAATGTAGTTGCTAGTACCATACAGGCTGCCTCTAATAGTGTTTCAGGGACTACAGCAGGGACAACATCACGAACAGGTGGTTGGGGTTCTACGAGTTCAGGGGGTAGTACCTCTGGTTATGGTGGTTCTTCAGGTGGAAGTGGTTCAGCAGGTAACACTACTACAACCGCAGTAGCTAGTGCGGCTTCTGGTGGTGGTGTTTCTACCAGTAGTTCGCCCAGTATTTCAGACCAGATACAAACTGCACAAGTACAAACCAATACAGTATTAAGTTTAAATCAGGATATGGGGTCAACGAGTGGTATGGGTGGCAGTACCCAAACAGTTAGTAATGTAACTACAGTAATAACTGCGTTACCAACTTTTGATTCTACTCCCCAAGTGGTTATGGCAGATGTGCAAGTAACCGATATGCAAGGTCAAATAGATACTGCTGTATCAGGTGTAATGACCGCATCAGAAGCAGACCAAATAGCAGACCAGATAATTGCCGATAATATAAAAGAACAACAAGAAGCAGGACAAACAACTCAAGAAGAAACTGGACAGTATGGTGATGAGTCAACACTGGTAGCATTTTTAGGATATGTTCCTGGTTTTGATGCGTATAGAGAAGCTACTATTCCTCAAGCTGAAACATGGTATGAGTCTAAAGCAATTTATGCGGATGCTTCAATTTCAGACAACATAAACGCATTTTATGGTTTAGCAAGATCAAATCTTAATATTATGCAAAATTTAATTAACCAACAACCTAATTTATGAAGATTTATTTAACAGAAATTACTGTAGATGGTGAAACATTTTCTGGTCCTAGCATTATGGCTTTAGATATTATTGATGCGACATTAGTAGCTAAAGAAATTAAAGATGGCTTAGTTGTTGTAGGTGAATTAACAGATTTATTTGATATGGAAAGTTATTTTGAAAGTGTCGATAATGAAGTAACAATACATTAGGAGAGTAATATGGAATGGTTTAAATCAAAGGCAGGACAATTAATAGCTTTAGCAACTATTGTAAGCACATTAGCAGGATTTGGTTATGCAGGTGCTGGGTATGTTAATAGATTAGAGAATTTAGAAAAGAAGATAGGTGGATTGGGTGAAACAGAAGATGCCCAACAAGCAATAGAACAAAGATTTGCAAGTATAGAAACTTCAGTGGAATATCTTGAAAAAGAAATAGATGGTATAGAAATACCAGATACCAGCATTTTGAAAGCACAACTAGAAGGTTTATCTGTAGCGATGAGAAAGGCGGAAGAAGATATATCTAAATTAGAAGATAGTAGCGGAAATCCATTAGCAAATTAGCCGACCCCTGTCGGTTTGGAGTCAGTCTGCTCCTGCTCTAAATTGGCAGGGGAAGGTTTTTAAGGAGCATATATGAAATTATCAATAGGTTTAGGCATAGCACTATTATTAGTTGCTGGAGGTTCTTACTTCTGGATTGGAAAACTTAATGATGAAATTGCTATTTTAAAAGGTAATGCCATTGTTCTTGAGGGAGAAATTAAGAAACAAAATGAGCAGATAAAAAAACAATTAGCGGAGCAGAAAAAAACTTACGCTCAGATAGATAATCTATCTAAGAAAAATCAAGAAAGTATGCGTGAAGTAAATGCTTTAAAACAAACATTTGCTCGCCATGACTTAGATGCTTTAGCTATGGCAAAACCAAAACTACTGGAAGGTAAGGTTAATAAGGCAACCAAGCGTGTTTTTGATGGCTTGGTAGAACTTACTGACCCTAATCAGTTCGATGAGCCTGAAGAACCAGAAGGTAAGGGTAAAAAAAAAGTAGATGGCGATGGAGGCGAGTAAATGAAGATAATTAAATTTTTATTTATGTCTTTTATCTTATTAGCTTTAAGTGCCTGTTCTATGTTTCAGTTTGGAGGAGTAAAGACAAAACCAGTGGAAGTAGTGAATATAGAAGAAAGACCACCTATGTTTCATCCTCCATTACCAATGGAAATGCAACTGGTTACTGTAGATTGGGAGATATTAACACCAGAGATATTACAAGAATATCTACAACTGGTAGAAGAAGGAAAGGCTCCGAGACAGGCTTATTACGCACTTACTACTAAAGATTATGAAAATATTAGCAATAATATGGCAGAGATTAAGCGTTATACGAGAGATATTTTGGCGATTGTTGAATATTATAGAAGTCTTGATGATGAGGAAGAAGATGATGGATAAAGAGAAACTAATGAAAGAGCTTATTGCTGATGAAGGTTTTAAATATGAAATCTATTTAGATCATCTTGGTTATGAGACTTTAGGAGTAGGACATTTAATAACTAAAAAAGATGAAGAGTACGGAAAGCCAGTAGGTACTCCTATTTCTGAGCAAAGAATTAGAGAATGTTTGGATAATGACATACAAATAGTTTGTGATGAATTAGACATGAAAGAACCTTGGTGGCGAAGTCTTGACGATAATCGTCAAAGAATAGTAGCCAATATGTGCTTTAACTTAGGCTATCCTCGTTTAAGTGGTTTTAAGAATTTTTTATCAGCATTACAAGTTTCAGATTTTGAAAAAGCCGCAGTAGAAATGATGGACTCAAAATGGGCTACGCAAGTAGGAGATCGAGCAAAAAGACTTAGAGATAGGATGTTACATGACTCATAAAAAAACTAGAGATTACGAAAAAGAATATAAAAATTATCACAGTTCTCCTAAACAGGTTAAAGATAGAATGGCTCGTAATAGAGCTAATTATAAGATGAAAAAAGAAGGAAGAATAAAGAAGGGTGATGGAAAAGATGTCCATCATAGAGATGGAAATCCACATAATAATTCCAGTAAAAATTTGAGAATTGTAGGTAAAAGTAAAAATAGAAGTAGAAAAAGGACAGCATAATGCCGCTAACTAAGTTTAAATTTAATCCAGGAGTCTATAAAGATGGTACTCAGTATACTGATAATAATGCTTGGTATGATTCCGATAAAATCAGATTTAGAGGAGGTAAACCTGAAAAGATAGGTGGTTGGCAAAGAATTTCAAGTAATACCTTTAAAGGTACTTGTAGGGGATTGCATAATTGGCAGGATTTAGCAGGTACTGATTATATGGGAGTTGGAACTCATTTAAAGTATTACATAGAATTAGGTGGTGCTTATAATGATATTACTCCTATTAGAAAGACTTCAACTAATAGCATAACCTTTTCAGCTACTAATGGTTCGTCTACCTTAACAGTTACAGACAGTTCTCATGGTGCACAGAATGGTGATTTCGTTACTATTTCAGGTGCTGTTTCTTTAGGTGGTAATGTAACGGCTGCAGTATTAAATCAAGAATATCAAATTGATTTAGTATTAACTGCGAATACTTATAATATAACTGCAAAAGATACAAGTGGAGATACAGTAACTGCTAATTCTAGTGATTCAGGTAATGGCGGTTCAGGTGTTGATGGTTCTTATCAAATAAATACTGGAACAGACTCATATGCCCAATCTACAGGTTGGGGTGCAGGAAATTGGGGAAGAGGAACATGGGGTAGTTCTGATACTGCAGGAACAAATTTAAGACTTTGGACTCATGACAACTATGGTGAGGACTTAATTATGGCTCCTAGAGCAGATAATGCATCAGGAGGTGTGTTTTATTGGGATTCAAGTTCTGGTGTTAGTACAAGAGGTGTAGCTTTAAGTGCAGTAAGTGGAGCTAGTGATACACCTACTTTAGTTAATCAAATTATGGTTTCAGAAGAAGCTCGTCATGTTATTGCTTTTGGTTCTAATCCTGTAGGTTCTACAGATCACGATCAAATGTTAATTAGATGGTCTGATGCAGGAAGTGCAGTGGACTGGACTCCTACTGCTGTTAATAGTGCAGGTGGACAACGAATTAGCTCTGGATCAAAAATAGTAGGTGCTGCAAAAGCAAGAGGTGAAATAATATTATGGACTGATGCAGGAATGCATTCAATGCAATACATAGGTGGAGATTTTGTTTTTTCATTTAGACAAATAACAGAAGGTCCATCTCTTATAGGACCAAATGCTGCAGTTAATGAAGCTAGTAGGATATTTTGGATGGATCGTGGTAATTTTTGGTACTACGATGGTGCACACCATATATTAGATTGTACAGTTTTAGATTATGTATTCAGTGATATAAATTTGTCTCAGACCTATAAAGTATTTGGTGGTGCTAATGCAGATTTTTCAGAAGTATGGTGGTTTTACCCATCTGCAGACTCATCAGAAATAGATCGTTATGTTATTTATAACTATAAAGAGAATTTATGGTCAGTAGGTTCGATGGTAAGAACAGCTTGGAGTGAAGCTCCAACAAGAAATGTTCCAGTAGCAGCAGGTTATACAAGTAAATATCTATATAACCACGAAACCACAAAAAATGATGATGGTTCTGCAATGACTGCCTATATAGAATCTGGTGATATTGATTTAGATGATATTGGAGATCGTTATATATTCATCAG